GCGCGAGCGACTCAGTCGCTACGGCGAAGGCGTTGAAGACATTGGGACAAGCCATATTGAGAAAAAATTAAACCGACGTTATCTGCATTTGGTAGGCCATTCTATCCATCCATCAAACGATGGCGGACCGGACCTACGCGCTGACCGATGCGGAGCGTCATTGCCGCTTAGACAGTTTTGCGATGGCTGACCAAGCCTCCGCCTTGCTTAGGGTCGATAAATCGGACTGAGACACACTGGTGCGCCTTTAGCAATCAGAATAAGTCTTGATCGGGAATGCCGTCGATGAGTTCGCTTTGCTCGGCAATGTACGTTTTGTATCCCTTGATGATCGTTCCGATTCTGTGCGGCTGGATGATATGCTCCTTCGCGATGAATCCCCTGAACGTATACGGACCGGGGAATTGACCGGTCATCAGAGCGTAGAAATCCACGCCGTCGGTCTTTGAGCCTTTGCGCGCATCGACCAGTAGCTTCCCATTCTCGTATTTGGTCGTCTTCACATCGATGCGAATGCCCGGAGGGATAGGCGGGATAATCGCGTCGTAGAGCGGGTGCGGAGGTTCGCGATCCGTGTCGATGTCGGGATAGACATTAAATAGCTTACAGAAGGCTATCTCGCCGCATACGCCCTCCAGATCCACCGTCGCAGGGTCATCCGTGCTTATCTTTAAGTTCGTAGTGTTGAAATGACGGTTATTGCCGTTGCGATTCTTGGCTACGAAGTGGGCCAACTTCCTCTCAGCTTGATTGAGAGAAATAACTTGACCAATTTTAATTTTACTTAACATGGTCAAAAAGACGGAAAATTTTTGAGGGGGGTATCGTAAACGAAGCCACCCCGCAAAGGGGGTGCCAGGTCTTACGTCAACTTTCGTGCCAATCCTAGGAAAAACAATCCTTTTATCCCTAGGACATAGAATGTCCGCCTATAGTCTGATAATATGCATTATCGGACTGTAGCGCCGGCGCTGTCTCCGTGGACTACAACCTCCGTGAACCGGTCCGGCATCGATCCTAACAGATTAATGGACACGCTGGTCGCTTCTCCGGCTTCACTCCATCCGAACACAAGCGCGCTACGCTTAGCTACGCTGTTCAGTATCGTCTCGCGAGTTGCCTCGTCCTTGATGCCATCTAGATCATAAGAGTCAACGCGCTCAAGCGTAGAAGCGGCGTCTGCGGCGAGCTTCGAACGCACCAAAGCCGATAGACTTTCTAGGCTCTGGGTTTTCTTTTCAATGCAAACCGTTTGCATTTGCCTCCTTAACTTCGTCAATCCCGTTCGACTTGCTTTGGTTTGCACCGTTTCAACGCATAGCTTCAAATCGACTGCAATCGTCGATAGTTCCTCACCGGATAGGTATCGGGCTTTAACTTCGTCCCAGACTTCGCTTGGCTTCGCCATGCATGACGCATAGCGGCTTTGCCTGCGGCTTTCAACCTTTGGCTTGTGACGGTCCGTTTTCCCTTTCGCCAATCGCCCATTCTCAAATTTATTTTCCCTCATTCCGCCCAATGAATCCGCCCCTTTCGCCCCGCTTTAAAAATTAATTTGTTTTTTTCTTTGACTCTCTCCCCTCTCTCCCCTAGTCTGTACCCATGAAAGAAAAGCAAGCCGTTCGTCAAGTCCTGATCCAAGCGGAAAGCGCGGCAAAAGCCGGTGACTTGAAGCAAGTCGAGAAGCTCTTAAAGCAAGCTCACTCGATTCGTTCCAAAGCCGGTTTACCTAAGCTTTCCGATATCGGCCTGTCTTTCGAATACTTTTGAACCCATGAAACGCATCACTCTCAAACGCATCGCCATTGCAGCTGCAATTGTCACGATCATCCTAATCCAAGCCTATCTAGAAACGTCACTCGGTTTTACTCCTAACCATTGAACCAATGACCTATACTTTTGAAGTATTTGAAAAGCTTCTCAACCGAAACTTTACTATTCGAATGGATTTCAAATCCGATTCTGATTTCAGACTTTACGCTTATTCGATGTATTCGGGCAATTGGAGACTGATTTCTAAGCTTTGATTCCCGATATCCTGCCCCTAGGAAACTATGGGCAGCAATCGGCAATCAAATCCAAATCCAAATAAAATCCCATGTTATCCAAATCCGAAGAAATCCAAATCCTCAGTGATGCCGCAGATAAATTAGGCTCCGGTTCCTACTGCGGCGATTGGCTCCGTGAGCAAATCCCTTTCATCGAATGCGATATCCGAAGCGACTTTCATCCGGGAATTTATGCTTCCGCTTCAATTCGGGAAGCGGGAAAGCGTGCTGAGGTCATCCTTTCAGAAGCAAAACATGCGGCCATGAAATTAGAACGCGATTCAATCGCCCAATCCAAAGCGCGCTTTGACGCTGCGGATAAGGAGCTTATGCGAAAGGTTGACGCTTTCCGTCAAATCCTGCGCGAGTGCGTCAATTCCCTTTGATTCCCCGCGCTTCCCTTCGGGCAACGGTAGGGAATAGCGGTGAATCAAAGCCGATCAAATCCAAATCAAATCCCATGAAGCTATCCGCTCCGTTCCTAATCTCAGCGCGCTTGCTCCCCGCCGTTTCTATCGGCAAAGGAGAAGAGCAAATCACCGTCTCACTGTCCCCGTCCGGCTTTATCCTTGACGGTCCTTTCGGTGAACACCGAGTCACTGATTTGACTCTGCGCGGGAATCCTTCGATGGAATCCGCTTTCGAGACTCTATTGTCCTTCATGACCGCCGCCGCCGAGTCTTTCCGATATCGTGGAATGGACGGGGAAAACGCCGATTTATTCCCCGCGCCAGTCACCGAGGCAATCGCGCAAGTTTCCTCAGAACTCGAAAGCATTTGGTTCGAACTTCACTGCGCCATTGAATCTGAGGAATCACTTGTCACCGAATAAATCCAAATCAAATCCCATGACCATAACCAAATCCGCTCCCCGTTTCCGCTCCCCGTCCATTACGTCTATCGAATCGGCTTTCCCCGGCAAGGGAAAGGAAGCCAAAGCTATCTTCCGAATGCGCCGTTCCGAACTTGAATCGCTCCCCGCCGGTGATGCGCGAGTGCGCGAGTGCTATCATGCGCCCTCAACCTCTGACGTGCGCCTTCATTGCCTTGACGCATTACTGGAAACTTTCGGCATAGAAGCCTTTCAGACTAGAAACGGAACTTGGGTTGAGTACCTGAACATTGGCGACACTTATGCGCCTACAATTGTCCGAATGAATGGACACTATCGAATCGCTTCATGGGGCGACATTGCCGAATCGAACGGCTCGCTTTGATTTCCCGCGCGAGACTATCGGCAACGGTAGCCTCCGGCGGTGAATCATCCCGATTCCCGGTTCAACAAATCCAAATCCAATGAAAACCATAGTCACAGAATTCCAATTCATCGAAGCATTCCGCCTATGCGGCCGCGAAACTCAATTCACCGTCCCCGCACGCCGCGCATTATTCGCGTATTTGGAAGACTACGAAAAGTCAACCTGTTTTGAGTTGGAACTCGATCCTATCGGCATTTGCTGTGAATTCGCGGAACACCCCTCCGCAATCGTCGCGTCCAAAGAACACGGCCAGAGTTTCGAATCTGAATCCGAGGCTTTGGATTGGCTTCAGGACCGCACGCAAGTCGTCCCATTCGACGGCGGAATCGTCATTCAGCAATTCTAATTTATCCCCGCGCATCCAATGAAAATCACAGCAATTTTCCGCGATTTATCGGATCAATTCTGGAATGGCTTTGGAGATTCAATCCCGGCCTTTCCCAATCTTTCACCACTGGCGCAATTCGAACGCGCACAACATCTCGCGCATGAAATGCCGCGCAATGTCTCGGTAAAAATCGGAAACGGCTCTTTCCGCGAAAAAGTAGAATGGAATCAGGCAATGCGCGATACGACGCGAAAGGAGCGAATGACAGCCAAGATTGAGCCGCGCAAAGGCTACCGTCTGATTACCTTCGACATTTAACCCATTCCCCGCGCATCCAATGAATTATTACGTCATGCAAACATCGCTTTCTAGCGGCTCCAAGCCTCAACTTGTCCACTGGTCAAAAACCGAATCGGACGCCGTCGCCTATGCGCGCCAGCAACTTGACCTTTGGCGCGAGGTGGGCGTCCCGAATCCTCCGCGATACGAAGTCCATTATAGCGGCCTACGCGGCTCCGCCCTCTGGTCAAGTCTCGACTAAATGACCCATCCTACGCGCATCATGCCGCAAGGCGTGCTGCGACAGGGTAGGCCACAAGTCCTTCCTCAAATAATCCAATCCAATGAATCCAAAATTGCTCCCCATCATCGAACGCATCATTGCACGCGAGACGATCCTGCTTTCGTTTCACGCTGACCGGCTCCCGCAATCCGCGCTTGCTTACATCCGACAAAATTACCGCATGGACTCGTTCCTATCGGACGAGGAGCAAGACCTCATCGAAACTCTCGCGCCATTCGCGGACGACATAGCAGACTCTTTCCGCGAAGATGAATCGTCGGACGCATCCAAATACCATCTATTTCAGGACGGCTCCCTGTGGCTTAGGACAAACGCGTACAGCAGCATATGGGCGGACGCACGCGACTTTGCCGTCGAAATCCTCCTCCCGCGCATGGAATTATCCCGCATGGACGCGGATCTTCTCCGCGCTATCGACATGGAAGATGCGGTCGAATCCGTTCGCGCCGACTTTTATTCATCCTTCGCGCATATCCTGAACCGCGATTGCGGCATCCCCTATTGCGACGCACGCGAACACTGGAACGCCTATGCGCGCCAGCTATCGGATTCCGCGTGCGAGGCTGTCGTTCTAGGCGGCTCCGAATCAGGACGCAAGGAAGGCGAGCGGTTCGCAGAATCATTCACCGTCAAAGCCTGAACCAATGAAATCCCATACCCCCGGCCCTTGGCTTGTCCGATTCGATGAAGATCGATTCGACTCGAAACTGTCTGTCCTTGAGGTCATCGATGGAAGCGATGCGTCATTGAATCATCCGCAAGGCGAGCTTGTCCTTGCGCGAGTCAACGTAAGCGCCTTCGCGCCTCACATGGACGAACCGCTTGCCAACGCCCATTTAATCGCCTCCGCCCCCGATCTTCTCTCCGCGCTTGAACGCCTCGCGCATCCAATGGCCGACGACGACGACTTGGACTTTGCTCGCGCCGTTATCAGGAAGGCGAAAGGGCTTTGAGCCGCTCCGTTTATCCGGTAAATCGGGGGTGCGCGCATCCGTTCAACGCGTAAACGAGAATAAAATCATGCATCCATTGCTTCTTTCGGCCCTGATTCAGATCGAATCGAACGGAAATGACCTCGCTCGCGGCAAACACGGCGAACTTGGCGCGCTCCAGATTAAGCCGATTATGGTAAGAGATGTTAATCGCATCATGGGGACGCATTACGCGCACACTCAGGTAACGAATCGAGCCGTCGCAACGTTCATTGCCCACGCATACCTAAGCCATTACGGCAAACATCTCAGCGACGAATCGCTCGCAAGGATCTGGCAGGGTGGGCCACGAGCCATCCATCGTTCCTCCTCCCGCGCCTATGGCCGTCGTGTCATGCGAAAACTTTCCTCTCTCGAAACCAGTCAAACAACAGCAAGAAAATGAAACTAACCATTCAATCCCGCGACAACGCCCAGACCATCGTCGATCTGTTCAACGCCATCCTAACCGGCGAGGAGCAAGAACACGGCGCAACCCCGCTCAGCATTTACGACGACAACAAACATATCTGCTCCCTCATCGCGAAGGATGGCACTCAGATCCTTGAACTCATCATCGAACGCGAGGAAGGCGACAAACTCTGCCCCGGTACACCTGATTTGGAGACGCTATGATAACTGGAACAAACGGACCGTACAACGCATACGAAATCTTAGAGTTTGTTGAAAAAAAACATAAGGACGAATCTTTGAAGGCGCGAAATATCCCGCTTGATGAGTTGGCCAAACAACTCGAACTGATGGCCGCTGATTTTCAGAATCCTTTCATCGCATCCGCATCAACCCGTCTCGCGCACGTCGCCGCCGCGCTCACCTGCCTCCAGGACGCGCTTTTCTACGTCCGAATGTACCAGTGCGCGGATACGACCGGCGAGGGCGAGAAACGACGGCAGCAACTCATCGACGATTCGGAGACGATCATCAGCGTCATCCGCACGGGAGGACTGTATCCATGAGCCGCAACCTGTTCGCGAAGCCAGTCTATAAGGTCCAGCTAAGCGGCGCGATTGGCTGGTCCGACATGAAGGAGAAGGTCGTCAGCTACCAGACGGTCGAATTCTCCTCGCGCAAGGACGCGGAACGAGCGGCTCGTGAATTAAATCCCGGCGAGTACACGCAAGGGCGGATTCGCGTCGTGCCGGTCGAACTCAGCGAGGACTACGATGTGTATCCGGTCGTCGAGCGAATCCAATCCTGATAACTTTTCGCCGGATAAAAAGTAGGCCAATAAACCTCATTCGCACCATGCCATTTCATCGATTCGATTCTAGCGCGGACATACGCGAAACCGTCCGTAGAGCCGCAAAACAGCTTACGAACGCTCTACGGGGCATTTCTGATCGATTGCGAGGCATTCCCGCTGCCCTACATGACCGACAAAGCGACAAGAACACTTCACATATCCTTTTCCGAAACGGAAGCGGCACCGCCCCCAAAGGCGGAGCGCAAGCATTCCGTTTTCGGAATAAGCCTCTCCCCTTTTTTAGAAAGGGGAGGCTTATCTTTAGATGAGCTAGGTAGACCAAGGGTAACTTAAAAGGAGCCATTGGTAGATTTACGTTGACTAGACGACAAAAGAGACTTATCTGTTTTCCACCATGAGTTACTTATCAAATGGCTCCACGCTCCGGTCCACGTTTCGAGAAATGCCGCCGAAGAGGCACAATCTGAATTCGGAGAAGTCCGAGTTGTTGGCCTACATTGTCGAGACGATTGGCGGTGGGTTGGTCGAGGCTAATCGGGCGTTTGGCTCGATGCGGAACGTCAAGAGTCAGGTCTTGGTTTTTGATCGAACCCATCGGGTCTGGCATGGCTGCGATTGGAAGCCGTCCGATGAGGAGGCTCAGAAGGATCTTGAGTCGCGCAAGCTCTCGGACCTGCGTCGCGAAATCGCCCAGCTTTGGAAAGCTATCAACGCGCTTCGCAAGGGGAAGCAGCGTAAGAGGAAGCAGAAGGTCGATGACGAGAAGCCTGCCGAGCCGGAGCTGGAACCTGTGGCCGACTCATCCATCGACGACCTTCTCGCCAAGTACCGCAGCCTTTCCGAAACCGACAGTTCAACCGGCAACTAACCCAGAAAAATTATGACCGACCAGAAGATAGAAATCCTATTCGCCAGCATCGAAAAGATGAACAAACGCCTCGGATCAATTGAGGCGATGATGAAATCCACCACCAAGAAGATCAGCGAAATCGAGGATTCGTTCCAATCGGACAGCGACGACAGCGCATGGGAAGGCTTTGGCCCGAAGCCAGAGAAAACGCCCGTCAATCCGAACGCTGAGCAGTACACTTTGGAACTCCATCATGGCCCGTACACGATCTACCGCCACGATGGCGAGTCAGATAAGGAATGGCAGCGGCGCAAGGACCACCTGATGGATCAGCGTATCACGTTCCTCAACGGCAGCGGCCAGAACGGAACGCCGGAGCAGGTGGCCTACCTTCAGAGGATCGAAGAACGCCTCGGTCGAAAAGTTTTTCAATATCCTCTTGCAACGACTTGAGACAACTGCGAGGCTACGTCCGCAACAATGACCAATTTTCTGCAATCAGACTTAGAGCGCGAAGGGAAATCGCGACAGGGCGTTAGTGGATTTTCGCCCGTGACTGAACACCTGATTGCAGTCCCTTTTCAGCGTTCGGGCATAGAGCGGAGCGAGAGGCTTCGACGGGTTTACACATTGGTTCCCCAAGTTAACACCCGAACGCTGTCGATTTTTTCCAAGTGAAAGTTTTTACCGCAAAGGCCACGGCAGAGATGCTCCAGATATGCACCGAAACGCTCCGGCGGATCGTGCGCCATGATGGCGTCCAGCATAGGAGAATTGGCCGACGAATCTTGTTCACCGAGTCCGACATCGCCGCGATTCTAACGAGTCGAGCGACAACCGGAGCTGTGAACCCATACGCAAGAAAAACAAAGAAACAACAAGAGAATACAAATGAGCAGCAACCAATTAGCGACAACGCAAACGCAACCGCCAGTCAGTCCTGACGGAGAGTTTTACTCCCGCATCGGAACATCGCTTGAAGCGGTCAAGGAACTCGGATCGTGGATTGCGCGAAGCGGAGTCTTCAACTGTCAGAAGGACGAGCAAGGCAACATGATCGCCCTTGAATGCCTAGCCACTCGCAAGACTCCGTTCGACTTCAAGCGAGAGTTTCATCTGGTCAACGGCTCGTTGACGATGCGCTCAGACGCCATGCTCGCCGGATATCGGACTCGGGGCGGTAAGGTCATTTGGAAGCAGTTCGATTCGACTGCTGCTATCGGAGTCTGGAAATTCGACGGCAACGAATGCGAAATCGGATTTACGACCGAGGACGCCAAAATCGCAGGATTGCTTCCTGCCAAGGCTGGTTCTGGATGGCAGAAAGATCCGGCAGCTATGCTTCGTGCGCGCTGCATCTCCAAGGCTATTCGAATGCTCGCACCTGAAGTTGTTGCTGGCGTCTATACCCCGGAGGAGGCTGCTGATTTTGCTGCGCCGTCAACACCCACCATCACCGCTACGACGCGCCAGACGGTCAATGTGACGCCGGAACCAGCCTTCTCGCTCGTTGAAAAGCTAGAGCAGATTCTTGAGCCACATTCTGATATCGCCAACGCGTTCCTCGTCAGCAAGAACTTGATCAAGGAAGGCCAGAACTTCCGCGATGTATCCACGAAGGTGGCCAACATGATCGTCGCCGATCCTGACAGCTTCATCTCCAAGGCTAAGACGTTCGCTAACCCGCCCACCGAATGAGCATTCTCAACCAACACGTCAATCTCGACATGCCAGCGGAGAAGTATCACGCCGTTGATGCTCTCTCTAAGTCGATGATGTCCAAGATCCTCAAGTCCCCGGCTCATTACAAAGCCGCACTAGAGGAGCATCAGGAGCCGACGAAGTCGATGCAGATGGGTACGGCGATTCATACCGCTGTGCTGGAGCCGCAACTCTACTCGCAAGTCGTCGCTGTTGTTCCGCCGGACATCGACGGACGTACGAAGGAAGGAAAGCAGTGGAAGGAGCAGCACAAGAGCCGCATCCACCTGACTCACGCTGAAGACATCGATGTGCAAGGCGTGGCCAACAGTGTCCGTCGCCATCCGTTCTGGGACATCATTCATCTCGACCACCGGATCGAGGCGAGTGTCTTCGCTCAGGACGAAGAAACCGGCATCGCCCTTAAGGCACGTCCCGATCTGTGGATCGAAGGCCATACGCTCGTTGACATCAAGACGACCGACGACGCATCGCCCGAAGCCTTCCTGCGAACCATCGCATCGTTCGGCTACCATATTCAGGCCGCGCACTACATGGCGATGACTGGCGCTGATAGCTTCATCTTCGTTGCCGTTGAGCGCAAAGCTCCGTACGCCATTGGCATTTACAAGCTGGACGCCGAATGGCTTCAGGCAGGCGAGAATCTTCGCTGCAAAGCAATCGCAACGCTGCACGAATGCCGCGCACTGGACAGTTGGCCAGCCTATCCAACCGCTACACAAACCCTTTCATGCCCTAAGTGGGTCTTGAATAAATCCGAAAATTAAAACCGAATAAATTATGTTCCAAGTAAACCGCAAGGATGCCGGAGGCCGATACATCGATGCCGAAGGCGATTACACCGTCACTGTCGCCAAGGTCGAGGAAACCCTCGATGCCAAGGGCCGCGAGGTCTGCAAGGTTACGTTCAAAACTGAAGACGGAGCGAGCATCACGGACCGCTACATCAATCAGGAGAATGTCTGGTTCCGCGTCAATCAGCTCGTTGCTGCAACGAAGCACAACGTTCCCGATGGCACTCAAGTGGACTTCCTTGGCACCAAGGGCAGCTACGCAGCGTTCCTCAAAACGATGATCGGATTGGAGCTGCTTATCACCGCTCGCTCCGAGGAGTACCAAGTCAACGGTGAGACGAAGAAGACTCTCCGCATCAAAAACATGCGCGAGGTTCCGATTGCTCAAGTCGATGCCGACGACCTTGATCCGAAGCCGTTCTAATCCTCAACACGGAGGGGAGCGCATTCCGCGATAACGCTCGAAACTAAGACCTAAAATTTGTATCCATGAGAGTAAAACTAGCAGCAATCACGAAACCAATTGTCGGTGACGGCGCTTTGACCGCATCCGATTTCATCACCTACGCAGCGCGAGTCAGTAATCCGAGCAATCAGATGAGTCTGCTGACCGCTCCAAAGCTATTGGCCTACTGTATCAAGAACGGCCACTGGAGCATCTTTGAGCAGGCTAGTATGACGGTCGAGATTCAGACAAGCCGCGCCATATCCGCTCAGATTATCAGGCATCGCAGCTTTTGCTTCCAAGAATTTTCACAACGCTATGCGCCGTGCGACGAGGTTGAACCGATTGAACTTCGCACTCAGGACAGAGCGAATCGTCAAGGAAGCGGCGACATGTATCCGCAGGAGTGGGCCATGGATGTGGTTGCTAAGTCTGTTGAACTTGCGTTCACAACCTATCGGACGTTGCTTAGGGAAGGCGTGAGCCGCGAGACGGCGCGAATGGTCTTGCCGCTCTGTACGCAGACTACACTCTACATGACTGGCAACATTCGATCATGGATTCATTATCTGGAGCAGCGGTGCGCGAAGGGTACGCAGAAAGAGCATCGTCAGATCGCCGAAGCTATCCGCGACACGATCTTCGCGATTGAATTCCCACACATCCACGCAGCAATTGAGGAGGGCATCAAGTGAGCGATAGGATCAAGAGCATCATCGATGGCGGCACCGGCGTGTACACCATCACCAAGAAGGAGGCTGGAGAAATCCATAAGGCGGCTAAGAAGGTTAAAAACTATGCGTTCAGTTACTGGACAAGGAATCGCAAAGCGAGGGAGGCGAAATGAGCGATCATATTCCTGACCCCACGAAAATGATCCAAGACACGCCGAGGACAGACGCTGCGTACTTCAAGCCTGACGCTACGATGTACGACCTAGCTGGTGAGATGAAACGCATCGAACGCGAACTCACCACCGCTCAAGACCGCATCAAGCGGCTGGAGGAGGCGGGGGATGCGATGGAGGCGTGGCTACGCGATGAGCGGTTGAATGCCGTGCAGTACACTGTTTCAAAATGGCGCAAAGCCAAGGAGGCCAAGCCGTGAGCGACATTCACTAAATCAGGCAGTTTCACCGAATGCTGAAACCGAAACAACCAATGAAAGACTCAAGACCAATCATAGCCGGACTAATCGCAGGACTTGTTGCCGCTGCATGCATCCTCTGGGGAGGACATATCGGAGCGCGACAGGTAAAGGAACATGCGGTCATCAAAGGCCACGCCGAATGGGTGGCCGATCAGAGCGGAAGAGCAGTGTTCAAATGGAAGGAGGCAAAGCCGTGAGTATCATTGAACTGCTTCAGAAAGCTGGGGATGGTGTGGAGACTCAGACTGTCCACTCAGCCGCAACCGGAGTCCACAGGAAGAAAAACCACACCGAAATCACGGTGATGGTTCCGCATGAGATGGGAGATTCGATCACCAACATGTTACTCGGAAAGGAAGGCGACAAGATCGGGGTGATCCTGTGGCTCCCGACGTGTGTGATCAAAGAGGAGGTGGCAAAGCCATGACCATCACAATCAAATCGTGGATCGTACCAGCACTCATCACCGTAATCCTGCTGTGCATCATGTTCAGGCCATACCGTTCCAGCGGGCAGTATGACTTTGGACAGATCTTCCGGCTGTTTTGGCTGATACCGATCGGAGCCGTTTGGATGGTTTACATGGGTGTACTTCTAATCATCAAGGAGGCCAAGCCGTGAGAAGCTCAATCAAACAATTTCACCGAACGCTGAAACATAAACAACAAATGAAAACAAAACTATCACCAGCATTGCAACTGGAAGCAATGCTTAGTGGCAAAACCAAAACGCATCGCACAGGAAACAAAATGGAAATGCTTAACCAAAAAATCAAAGAGCTTGAACTCAAGCTGGAGTCGGCCAACGAGCGCATCAAGCGGCTGGAGGAGGCTGGCAACAATCTGCTTTGGAATTTCTGCCCAGAGTACACATCTGATTTCACTGAATCTCAGTCTGATGCTCTTAAGCAATGGAACAAAGCCAAGGAGGCCAAGCCGTGAGTGTTGAGGAACGAATCCTTTTCCTAGCGGAGTCTCCCGATTGCAACCATCCACGCGAACTCCGCGCAATCGCCTTTCAGGTGCGAAAACTGGAGGATCGGATCAAGCA